GTCTCATATCGTACCCCCTTACGCTGAGATCTTGTAGAGCTGGATGGCGTCAGTCAGTGTGATGATTCCATTTGCCCTCATGGTCCCGCTGATCCTGGTAGTGCCAGCCGCGTCGGTTACGGTGTCATCGATACGCCTCATGGCGATGGCAAGGCGTTGCACATAGGCGTAGCCCTTGCGCCAGTCACCGAGCCCGATGGGGTAAGTGTTCGCGCCCACGTCAGGCATGTCCTGACAGATGGTGTAGGCCACACCCGCGAGAGTGTTGGGAGTTGCGCCGAATCCGGGTGACCAATGAAAGCCTCCCTGAGTATCGGTCAGAATGCGGATAGCCGCCAATGTGCCCTGATTAAACAGGAGCTGGCGGTTCGGCCTGAACTGAGGCTCCACGCCATTCTCGAGGAAAGTCAACAGCGTGCCCGGCTGAATGGTGGTAGCGTGTCCGCTATCGGTCGCGGCGGCTGTCAGTGTGGAGTTGACGGTGATGCCCTCCATCTGGAGCGGGCCTGAGCCGGTGACGAACTCCGCGCCGATTTTGGCCCTAAAGGCGTCGGTGAACTCCTCGCGAAGCTCGGCCTCAAGGTCAAACATCGAGTCGTCAAGGTTTTGCTGGCTGATGTCATCATAGCAGTAAAGCTCGGTCAGCTGGACTTGCTCCATGGTGAAGGTCAGTCCAGTGGTCGCGGTCTTGGCCTCGGACTCGCCACGCCTGACGGCAGTAACGGTCCCATTCCGCCTGGGAATATTCACGGTATTGCTACCAGTGTTCATGACCTTGGCAATCTGCATGACAGGAGTGGTTTCCCTCATGCGCTTGATGATCTCGTTAACGTACTCGGGCGGCGCGAGATATCCGCCGGTAGTGGCGTCGGCAATGGTCAGAACCTTGCGCTCTTCGGGAGTCAGTGAGCCGGGAGCGCGCAGATACTTGTCATAAGCAGTTTTGCGCTCGGGCGCATCGTCAAGACACGCGGCCTCGAAAAGAGCCTTGTGCTCGTAATTCTCGGGGTTTACCTTGGTCCCACCACCGGGCCTGTTTACCTTGGCCTCCAGCTCTTTGAGATATTTCTCTTGAGCCTCGGCCTTATCCTCACGCTCCTTGATGGCCTCGTTGGCCTTGCCGAGCTTTTCCTCGACGTCGGCAAAGTCAGCCTCCATCTTGTCAAGCTTGTCTTTGGTGAGCGCGTTCGTTTTTACTTGTCCGTCAATCTGGTCGACGTGGCCTTTGACCTCACGCTTGAACTCCTCAAACGTCTTGGCCTGCTCGTCAAGTAATCCTTTGATTTCCTCTTCGGGAGTCGCCATTGAACATACCTCCATTAGTCTAGTGTGTTCGCTGAGTCTCCCGATAGAGTGCCGGGTGGCGGGTCTAGGGGCGAGTAGCTATGTATTGGCCCGTATGGGCAGTTACAACGATTTAACAGAGTGCGCGTGATCGCGAATCAGTTGCGCGAGTCTGTCGGTATCTAGTCTGCTATCGTAACATGAGTTGGGATCGTTTGCAAGTTGTCTTATTTTCTCCGCGTGCGCGGCAAGATCAGTGCGCCATTCATCGAGGGTTTTGACGGCAGTAATCAGTGCGGACGGGTGCGCGATCATGGAGGATGGGCCGAGCGTGACCTCGGACACGGCAAGCTCGCGTAGGTTGCGTATTTTGCCCTGATAGTCCTTTTTCACCGCGCGATAGGCAAAGCTCATGCCGTCGATGACGCCAGCCTTCATGTGCTTGTAAACGTCCTCGACTAGCTGTACGCCCTTGGTAAGCTTGCCGTCCTCGACGAACCACCCGCGCTCATCCTCGCGCATTACAGCCTTGCCGAGTACGGCCTTACGGTCATGCATGAATACTATCGGAAATCCCTTAGCGCCACGGGCCTGCATGGTTCGCTTGAACGCCCCGCGATGCACCACGTCGTTAACCAGGTCGGGCGTGTCGAATATCGAGGCATAGCCGTTGAACTTGTAGCAGTCCCCGGCGTCCTCGATGCTCTTGACCTCAAAGGGCACTGCGGGCCAATACTCTATCTGGATTTGATCTATTCCCATGATATCACTCCTAAAAGGGCAATCTATCCACCGCTGACTGCGGCTTGCGTTTGATCCTGCGTTGAATCGGTACTACAGGAAAGTCGTATTTGTTCAACAGCGCCGACATTGACGCGCCCGTAAACTCGGGCTTGGTTAGTAAATCATCCACGTCTGCACGCTCAAGCCTCAAAAGAAAAGCGCGGGCCATGCCTCGCTTTTCCAAGATATGCCGCGCAGCTGATGTCGTGAGCCCCGTAACTGCTGCAGTGCTCATGGGCTGGGCGTTATTCCATGCGGGTGGTACGGGCTTGACTATCCCCTCCGGCTCACGCGCACTAAACTGGATAGCGCATTGGCATTGAGGGTGCGCCAGTGGCCTGTCGTGCCCGCTGCTAAACTCCTGATCCATCGGGATGAATCCCTCCATCTCGTTGGCTTCACACATCGGGCATACGGTGTTCTTGCCCGTCGTGCTCCATGCCTTCTTTGTGTTCGGGCTCGCCTCGCCCGCCTCGATCTTGGCAAGCTGCCCGTCAAGCTGGGCGGCATTGGAGGCGTTACCCATCTCGGTGCGAGCTACCAGGTTGGCGCGGTACTCAAGCTTTTGATTAGTCAACCGCCGCTCCCACATCGCCACCTTGCCCTCGGGAACCAGCCCGCGTATTTTTTCCATTTGCTTAGATAGCGCCTTGACCTGCCGGGGATGCAAGCCGATAGCCCCGCTGTTTTTGAGATCGAGCATGAACGCCTTACGACTGGTATCGCTGTTGATTATGAATAGCTGGCTCACCGCACTCGCATTGGTGTTGGCAAGGCCAGGAGCGAACAGGATCGCACGACGGGCAACGTATTCATCGAAGGCCTGATCTATTCGCGATTGATTGAGCTTGGCCCCGCTATCCCATGCGCCCTTAAACGCTGGATGCTTTAGCCACTCGATAAACTCTAACTCCATGCGAGCACGGGCCGAGGTTGATAGCTTGCCGTTCACGATGTCACGCGGGCCGATGTCCCGGCGCTGCTTGGCGTATAGCTTGTTGAGTGCGCGAGTGGGCGCGGGTATGCGCCGGAGGTATGCCGCGCGCTTCTTGTCGGCGGTGGTCGGTCTAGCCATTGAGCCTATCCGCTTCGTTCTGTTTGAGTTCTTGCATGGATGGTCCCCTAAACCTGCGGCTCCAACAACGGCAAAACATACAAGAGCATGGCGTCCTTAGCTGCGTGTGCTTTTGCGCCTTCATTCGTCTATATGCTCGATCCCGCGTCATTACTCCGCCTGTATTCATCTATGTCTAGCTGGGTGTATCCGCACGAGGCCCACTCGCCGTAACCGTCGTGCTTGTCCATCGCTACCAGCAATCGTACAGCACCCAGCCTATCGGCATCGTTCTGAATCGGGATTAAAAAACCACCCGAGCCGTCACGATTCTTTAGCTCTGCATATCCAACCACTACTCAAGATCCTCCGCAAATCCATCCATCCCCGCAAGCGATAGCGGGATAAGGTTCTTATCAATCAGCAGGATATCGGCATTGGCGTCAGTACTCGTATCCATGCCCATCTCCGCGCGGGCCTCGTTCGGCGTCATGCGTCCGTGCCTGATGCTATCATTCAACATCGTGCTTAATACAGCCTGATCGTCTTTAAGCGCATCAATCTGTGAGCGTAGTACTCGGATCTCCTGCGAGCCCCGGAGGTTAGCGCCGGGCCACATGGTCAGGCTGTCGGCGAATAGCTCCATGAGTGGGATAACCGCCTGGGTGTACAGCACCCGCTCGGCTACCTCGAAATTCTCGTATGTCTTTTGCGCGCCCACAAGCTCGGGCGGGATATCAAACACGTTGGCTATGCGTACATCCATCTTATCGAGCCCTGACAGCCAATCCATATCACTCGGGCTCCAGCCGTACACGTTTAGATCCATCGGCCATCGCATGACGAGCGGCTTGCCCGCGTTCGCGCTCCCGCCAATACGCTTGATGATACCCTCTTCCAGCTCCTTGGCCTGGGCCTGAGTCAAGAACGAGTCGGTGTCACCCTTGGCCGGGGCCACTGATACAGACGGCTTACCGCCACTGTTCATCGTGCTAACATTCCAGGCCAGTGATTCATTCGATAGATCAACCTCGCGGGCCGCTGCCTTGAGTGGCGATAACGGCTCCATGAAATCACGCGGGTGCTGATACCAAGTATAGAGCACGTCCTCGGGTGGTAGCCTGATGCTGTTGCCCTTGTAGCTCCACGTGAATGAGTCGATCTCGCCAAACCTCGCACCCAGGTTGGCCGTCATGTCAGTGGGCGGTATTGGCCAAAGCTCAAGCCCCTCACCATTGATTGAGCTGCGGTTATTCCATATGAACGCCTGCCCGCCTAGTTGCATGCTCATGATCCAGTAGCGGATAAAGCTCGAGTAGGACATGATCTTGTTCGGGCGCTTGAGTCGGTCCATGATCTCGAATTGGCCATCGACGGCCTCATCACCCTCGAACGATCCGAGAGGCACGGTAGCGCCAGTCTTGGCGGTTAGGTTGATACAGCGGTAAACCGTGGAGCATTGCTCCATGGCCTCGCGGGATAGATGCCAATAGCTGTCAGCACTCCATCCAATATCGCTATACGATGGAGTGAGCAGGGCGCTATCAACGCTGATGGTTTTGCGCGCCCACGTCCAGGGCTTATACCACGTCATGAGTCCTAATCATCCAGGTCGGGTGATTTATACTCAACCGGACCGGCGGTAATCACCTCGGTCTCAACATCGTCGGGGATCTCGGTTACGGTAGCCTCGGCCTCGATGTCAGCGTGTACGCCCTCGACCTGGACCACTACTGTCAACTGGTTCAGTCCATCGGCCTGAGATACGAACTGGACGGCCACGACGCCATCAATGGGCGTGCCGTCAGCTGCGGCCACGACCTTGGTGTTCTTGGCGTCACCGCGTGAAATAACTTTGAGCTTCATTATTCAGACTCCTTTTTTCGTCCTGAGCAGATGTCACTATGCGGATGTAAGTGTAACATATCATCGAGCCAGGCGCAAGTGAGCGACTTGATGCAGCCACCACGGATACGCCAGTATGGGTCAAAGTCCTTGCAGTCCCTGGCATAATCGCGGGCGACGTAAGAGCGGCGAGTGTCTTTGGGCTTGGCTGTGCGTTTAGGCATGGCCTATCTCCTCCGTGGTAGTCTTTGGCATGAACTCGCCACAATGCCACGTGGCCTTAGTGGTCGGGAACGAGCACATCCCCTCCGAGGCGATAGGCGGGAACCGGCGGCATTGCATGTAGCCGCCCACGCTAAACATCTCGGCGTCAATGATGTGTCCGTGGTCGCAGTGGTCACACGCCTGATTCATGTAACCACCCTATATATCGCATAGCCGAACACGGCCAATATACCTAGATAAATCAGCACGTCTACCATGTCATCACTCATGCGAGTATGCTCCCTGATCTCCGCGCCATGTATCGCAAAGCATGAACCACGCTGTCCACCTGGTCGTCATGCGCGCCGCTCGGAAAGTAATCAAGCTCGCTGAATAGGTCAGCAAGCCATGGCGCGTTAGCTGGCGCGTGTACCCTGCCCGCCTCGAATCGCCCGCTCACGGTATTGGCCCTTGCGATCTTGTCTGATTTTACCTTGACCCCGATGATCGGTAAGTCGGTCCCGCTCCCGAGTTCATGAATGATATCGCGCCCACTCGCGGCCCGCTCAATTACAACATCGCTGGGATTCCATTTGCGAGCGAGCGCGATAACTCTTTTTTTCAGTTCTGGGAATGTCCACCGGCCACGGACGAGATCGAGCAGGTAGAAGCCCGTTTTGGTTTGGCCCCATACCGTGCCTACGCTGTAGTCCGCCTGGCTGTGCTTTTCAAACGCGGTGTCCCACGCGATTAGCACGCGGTCAAACTCGGGCAGGTTGTCGAGATCCACGTCAAGGATGATCTGATCCGAGCGGAGGATAGACCCCTCGCCCGGCTTCGGTGATTGCATATACAGACTATTCCAAGCTTGCGGGCCTTGGATCTCGCGGATGCGCTCGTAGTCCTTGAGTGAGTACGCGGCGGGCCATAGCGGCTCATTGTCCGGTGATATCGCGGGACAACATAGCACGTCCCACTTATCATTACCGTGGTTCTTGCGCTCGGCATCGAGTAGACGCCCGGCTAGGTCGTCTTGGTGCCACCGGGTCATAATCAGGATGATGGCGTTAAGGCCCATGGGGTTAAGCCGTGGGTACGCTGTCGATACGTACCAGTTCCACACCTTTTCTCTGATGGTCCGGCTTTGGGCCTCTTCCCAGTTCTTGAACGGGTCATCAATCAAAAGGATATCGGCTCCACGCCCGGTGATGGGTCCGCCCACGCCAGCCGCCAGCATACCGCCGCCCTGCTCCGTGGTCCACCGAGCCGCCGCCCGTTGATCACGTTGGAGCCGCGTGTTGAATATCCATTCATACGTGGGCGTCTCTATCAGGTTGCGGGCCTTGTATGCAAAGTCACGGGCAAGGTCCACGGCATACGAGCACATAATGATTTCACTCTTGGGGTTGCGGCCTAGATACCATGCGGGGAAACGTATGGACGCAAGCTCGGATTTGCCGTGCCTGGGTGGCATGAATATCATGAGCCGCCTGATGTGTCCAGATTCCACGCCCTGGAGTGCGTTGGCTATATCGTTGTGAAACTGCGCGGCCTTATACGCCGGGTGCGTGGCCCTAGTGAATGGCATAACCCGGTCATGGCAAGCGAGCCGATAACGTAGATTCTTGCGTTCTTCTGGATCAGTCGGCAAGCTCGGAATCGAGAGCATCGCGTTGTTCCTGCGTGAGGTTGCCGAGGTTGATACTATGGTTTTGGGTGGTCTCTATTTTGGATGTCTCGATGTATCCGTAATTGGCCTTGAGCAAGAATATCGCCGCCGCTTGGTTGCGCTCTGTAAGTGATCGCTGTACCATGTAATGCTCGCATTGATGCTTGAGCCTTTTTACAGTGTTACTATATTCGGGCTTTTTTTCATACTCGCATAGCGTTTTCCGAGTGGTCCCCAAATGGATAGCGAGCCCTGTGATGGTTGAATTTATACCGGTTTTTTCGATATACTCCCATCCGCGAGCCTCTAGCTCTTCGGGCGTTTTGAATTTTAACGGACGTCCTGCCATGCTTTCATGATAAACCATGGGCGGGGATTTGTCAAGTCATCAGTTCAATCGCCCTATCCCAGCTATCCACGAACTCGAACGCGGGCAGATAGTAGAACACGGTTTCAGGTCGCGAGCCTATGATTATTAGGCGCATGCGGCCTTCGTATCCAGTGGCCAAGCAATACGCTATCCCCATCTCAAAGTGACGCCCGCCGCGAGCGGGAGCTTCGGTTGACTGCATGATTATACAATTGCTCTCGAAAATATGACATGCATCGCTGCACGCTATCCCCTGCAATTCCCCGATATCCTCCGGCGTACACGTCCCCGCGCTTACCCTGTCGGATAGCTCGGTGTTGCTCTCGGGCTCGTATATCCATCGAGACGTGATCTCATGGCCGAGTGCTTCGAGTTGGGTCGCGCGGGTGCGAAGGTTGAAGCGTTCGGCGTATGATGCCGCTAGGTAGATTTTCATGATATCACCATTTCGGTTATCATTCGACATGGGCCGTTATGGATTCCATCTATGGGAATGAACTCAGATAAAATTCTTTCTACGGCTTTTCCCTTATCGCCATCGCGACACTGATCATAATTGTATAGCGCGTGGATGGTCAATACTGGACACCCGCCTTCATCATAGTGGTCACACCTCATGCAATAATTCTCCTCATAAATCATGCCCTCGGTGCCATTACTAAAATATCCCATCTTTCATCCCTCCATTGATTGTTGGTCGTGTTTGCAGATCTTTGGAGGTCGTCCGCATTTGCCACACAAGCCATTTCGTGCCCATGCAGTGCGTCCATATAATTCAGTCCATTCAACCTTGTGGCCACGAACGCACGCCGAGCAAACCCGCGAGACCGAATATTTGTGGACAACGATAGTGTCTACATCGTTAGTTTCGCAAATTACGCAGTTGTCCATCTTTCATCCCCCCATTAATCCGAGTAAGTCGCCTTGTATGTTTCATTAATCGCCGACAGCACTTTTGCCGCCGGGACAAAAACGCATTCTGATTGCCAATCCCCAGAGCTTTGCCGCGCGACTTTGTAGGCCTGCGTCCATGCGATGAAATTACGCCGGAAGGCCATCCTTAAATGTTGAAATGGCAAAAAGTAAATGGCATCGGTATCGCTTGGCTCGAAAACATACAGGATGCAGTCCGTTATCTTTTGTTCATCAAGCGTCCAACCGACCTTGCCCAAACTGCCATTGACTGGCAACACGCTCCATGTTTCAAGGGTCAACTCAGGCCCATCACTCCAATATTTTGCGGCCCCGGCTTCGCGTGATTTCATGTCAATAAATACCTGAGCGCCACGGCGTAAGGTTGCCACATAATCGACACCCTGTTTGTCTAGTTCAACGCTTGCCTCCTCGACAGCTTGGCATCCATCAAGCGCGGTTTTTATAATGGCGGCCATGCCCCCTGACCGCGCGGCCTTGCTCGCGTTTAGCTTTGCCATGAAGTCAAATTCGTTCATAGCTCGCCACCCCACGTCGTCCAGCCTTCTAGTTCTTGCCGGGCAAACACGTCAAGATATGGCCCTGGAGAACACGTCTCGAGGAGTTGATAAAATTCGTTCGGCTTGGCGCTGTGCTGGCCGCCACGGGGCGCAGCAAACCATGTGCCCACGTCCTTGCGCTTCAAGCCCTGCGATCCCTTAACGCCGAATAGAACCTGCTCTGTTGACCCACGGTAGTAGTTGCCCATGCCGATTGACGGCTTGCACCAAGTCAAGCAAGTTATATATCTAAAGCCCCATGCCTCGAGCAAGGCGAAGCCCTTGGGCAAGGACCGGTTTGTTATCCACAGGTATAAGTGACAGTCGTCAGCGGCCTTGCTCCCGAGCGGGAAGGCCAACAGTTCATCAATAGTCATGGTTGAATAAGTCGGGCGCGAGCGCCCCAGTTGGTCAGCGTCTTTTTCATCACCCCAATCCCATGGCGGATCGACCACGATGGTCGAAAACTTGGCGTCAACTATGGCGGCTTCAATGGTTGGCGCAGCTCCGATGATTTCTCGGTTTTGCTCACGCTTGGCCTCGCGCTTGCGCTCCTTGATTTCGCGCTTGGCCTGAGTTACGGTCTTGCCTCCCGATTTGATTTCATCGAATAACTCGGGAGCATCTTCTTTGATCTTCTTGGCGTCTTGCACATAGCGCGGGCTGGTTTTGAAGTCAGCGGCGGCTTTGTCACGAGCCTTGCCTTTGTCACTTGGTGGCATTATTGCCACAATGTCTTCTCTTGACCCTTGCCGCTCTTTCGCTTCGGCTTCATACATCGGCATCATATCAACCGCGAGGGCGGCGCGCTGACTTGTCGTTAAATGTCGTCGGTGAAGATTCAAGCTCACCACATACGCCAGCGGGGAGCCCATCCCGGCCCACTCCATCGACGGGCAATCAACGCCAAGCTCTTGACACGCTCGCCAGCGATTGCGACCATCAAGTATTTTTTGGTCGTGGATAACGATAGGCATGAGCACGCCATTGGCTTTTATGTCTTGGACAAGCTCATCAAATTCGTCGCCATCGACTAGCGGAAAAATATTTGCGATCTCGTGAAACTCCATTTATCCTCCAAATGAAAAGCCCGCTGAAAGTGGTGTGTCTTGGTAAGAGAGCGCGTCCACTAACAACGGGCTTATCGGTCTATTATGCACTCTCTTACCTAAGATCATTGTACTATGAATTGGAGATAAAAGCAAGTGCCCTCCTCATTTTAACCGCCGAGCCCGCGAGTGCTAATAGGCATCGCGAACGATATTATTTTTAGGCATGACACCCGCGAGCCCGGCTAGGATGAAAAGGTATCTAATCATCGCATGAATTGGCGGGGTTGTCAAGTGTAGCCATGCCGTCCCTGACCTCAATCTTGCGGTGGGCCTGTTATCTTATGCTCCATCATGTGCTCGCGGCTTACTGATACGAGCCCATCAAGGCAAGTACCACATACATGGACGGGCGCATGGGATATATCGGACTCATATTGTAGCTGCAAGTCGTCAGCGCCCTCGCGCTCCCAGCCGAATCCGTAAATACATCCACGCGCCTCGAACCCTCCCGACTCGCACAGGTCGCACTGATATGTGATAGTTTCTTTCATTAATCAATATCCTCCCAATCGTAAAACAGTTTGCACTTTTGGCATATAAGTTGTTCGCCCACGGTGGGATCTTCAACCTCTATCCATCCCCGCTTAATCATCTCCCCTCTCCCACTCGGACCATAAATCATGCGCTGCGTTTTCATTGTAAACATTCAGCCAACCTTCGCCCTGCGGCCAATCCCACTCGATTGTCACGGCTATCTTTGCCATCACTTAAACCTCCCCTGCGCCCACGCCAGCATCCCCAGCGCAGCAGCTTCGTCTTCGCCCGGTAGCTCGGGCAGTTGCCAGTATCGCATAGCGGCCTTGCGGTATTGCGGCTTAGTCATGCGTCCACCACCGATGGACGCCTTCCATGAATTGGGCGAGCACTCAATTATTTCAGCCTCCGGAACATAAGCAAGCATCAATCCAACGTATCGCTGAAGCTTCATTGTATTGGCTGACGACTTGCCTTGATATGACACCCGCTCAATAATGACCGTATCTATGCCCCGCATTAAATCAATCGTATCCCACAAATGATTACCCAGCGTCCTCAGCCTCCATGCCCACGTGTTCATGGTCACCTTGACTCCCTTCGGGTCATTCGCGCTCAGGTCCCACTCGCCCGACACTAGCCGCTTGCCGTCCGTCCATGCCCATCCGGTGGATAGGGCGGGGTCAAGGGCTAGGATGGATCTAGTCTTTGGTGATTTGGACATGAAGCGCCCCATCGTCCTCGTTTTCCCATATCTCAACATCACTCAGCGGGCTATGACCGATCAGCTCGTTAAGGGTATCTGGACTACCAGCGTATACCTCCAGCTTGTAAATGCTGCCGCCGCCGCTACCCCTTACGCGAACGTGCAATCTCGAATGGTCCACCCGCTCTTCAAGATTGTTGAGATGTGACATGAAATCGAATCCATGCTTGTAGTAATGCGAGAAATAACACAGGGCGCGGCCATATCGCGCAAGATACTTGGTAAGGTCTCTACTCATTTGCTCTCCTTCGCATACGGGTCAATCCCCAACCGCTTGCACTCCTCGGGGTCTGGTAACGCCTCAAACACGCCAGTCATATGATCGGCATGGATCTCCCATGGCGCGGTGTTCATGTGCAAATAACTCTCAGTAATTAGCTCGGCCCGTATGTGGTGGTAATGGTCTACCACTATCGGCTGACTGATCCTGATGTCCATGGGCTCTTGGTTGCGCGGCCAGACCATGTACGCGAACATGCCGCACCAGACCACCACGATGACGGCGATGGTCCTGATTTCGTAGTCTCTCATTTGTCCTCCCTAATATGCTCCCAAATTATATGGGCATCTATCGCAATATCCGGTTGATTGCTTCAACCGCTCAATCTCGGCTTTGAGTTCCTTGATTGCATGATCTGATGTGCCGTAACCATCGTCGCCAATCATATCGTCGCCGTTATATGGAGCGTTGAAGATAGCATTATATTCCTTCAACCGCTCGAACGCGGCACGCGCTTCTCGGAGTTCGGCGATCAGGGCGAGCGTGGTCGGCGGGTCCATGTTGGCGATGTGCTTAGCATCGGCGTCGGTGGCGTGACCCACCACACACTGGCCAAGCGGGCCAGCCACTATCATGGGTTTCCACGGGCCTGTGCCGCCCATTGTGCGCCAGGGATATTGCGTCCACGCGTTCCTGGCGGCGTGCTCGATCTCGTCAAGCCGTTCGTCGGTTAGTTTACCCATCACTCTCCCCCCTTCAGCGCGGCGAGCGCTTCTTTGAGCATCTCAACATTAGACTGCATCTCAATATATCCACGATCAGGCCCGAAAACCTTATGTGGTATTTCATCACTCTCCTCCGTGTGGTATTCGCTTAGGGCAGTTCGGGCAATACCAAGCGTCCGTAGCCGCCGTCATTACCGACCCGCAATCGGGACACACCCATGATTGAACCATTCTATCCTCCTATCCTTGCCCGTCAGTTTCGGCGGATCGAGCCCGCCACCGATTCAAAACGATATCCCTGATAGCGCGGACCCTGACCACGAATTGAGCCCGCCGGCGATCTTCATCTGTGTTCGGGAACCCCTTTGACTCCCACACGTCCAGGACATGGGCCTTCTCATGGTCACCCATAACCTCCCACTCCTCGTCTCGCTCGGCTCGGGCCTGGGCCGCCTCGTCAATGTCGCGCTGTTCGTCGGCCTCAATCTGTAACCGGTCGGCCTCTTCCTTGGCGTATGGAGCCGCGTATCGCCGCAGGTCTTTGATCTTGGGGAACCATGAGCAATTGATGAACGCACGCTCGAAAGCTTTATCCATGATGTATGCTGAATAGGGCAGGTAGTGATAGTATTTGCTTACCAGCGCGTTGTCAAGCTCGTTTTTTCGGCCTAGGGTCGTGGCTAGTTCGGTGAGCTTGGTAACGAAAATGTTGTAGGGCATTTTACCGTTCATAATTGCTGCCTTGATTCTTTGAGTATTCGCCGCCAGTCTTTACCGTGGATCTTGAGAAAGTCTGCTATTTGCACCTCGTTATATTCGGGCTCGGCGGGGTCGACCTTGGAGCGCCACTGATCTATTTCGGCCTGGCCCGTGGTTGTCATGCAAGTGATCAGCCACTTGGCCGGATTGCCCTTGCGTTCTTTTATCGCTCGATCTTTCATGTGCTCAATGTATGCTTGCGGGTGTCCGTGGTCGAGGACGTTGCCGGGATAGTGCGATGGTCCTAACCACTTGGCTATGTCTTCGATGAACTGAGCATCATAGATTGAGTAGTCGGGCGGCGTGCTTGCCTTCCGCTTCTGTGTCTGCTTCTGTATCTTTGTCTCTGTGTCTGCTTCTGTATCTGTATCTTGGTCCGGACACTGTACGGGAGCTTGTCCGGACACTCTCCGGACTTTTGATGTATACTCATCCCTAAATTTCAACAGGTTAGAGCACTCTATTTTGATGCTTTTTTCAGAAACATGAACACATAACAGTTGTAACTCTGCCAAAATTTCCGCAAGTTTCAAGAACTTTTTGGCCGAAATACCGCAATACTTTGCCCACATTCTTGCGGGATACTCGGCATAACATCGGTCAGTTTTATCCATGTGCTGAGCTATTATTTCCAGAATCATCCAGTAAAGCCCCACACCCTCAAGTCCGTTTTGGTCCAATATTGTCGCCAGCTTTTCATCATTGCGAGCATTGGTCATGTGCTTGAACCACCTCATCGGAAGCCCCCTATAAAAAAAGCGCGACCTACTAGAACGGGCTGGAGAGACATCGGGATTGGTGGATCACAATGCCAGCCGCGCCCTAATAGGCCGCGCTCAATCAATAGTTTTTGGGTTGTCTCAATCACTCTGATCCACCACCTTCTATTCTCTCACGAATCGCCCGGTTTGTCAATAGATAGCCTCATTTTTCTACTCCGTCAAAGAGCGGCATATCATCACCCGCTCCCACCCAAAGCAATTACGGTACGGTGTCCCGAACGGGCTAAATTTGTTTTCGGGGAACTGCATCTCGCGCCCTATTATGGGGTGATGACAAACACGGTAAAACTCGTTCAGCCCCGGACATCCAGGCGGGGCGTAATTGCTGCCAACTGTTCCATA